ATCAACAACTTGCCCTACGCGATCCCGCTAGAGTTCGGCCATTCCAAACAGGCCCCCAGCGGGATGGTCCGGGTAACCGTGGCTCGCTTCCAGCAGATCGTGCAGGAGGCCATCAGGAACAATCAGGTATGAGTCACGCGATCATCGCCTCGATCTACGAGGCAAAGCTCATCACTTGGAACAATGCCAGGCCGCAGAAGCTGAAGATCGTCTTCGAGAACACGGCCTACACGCCGGCAGCGGATGAAATCTATGTGCGAGCGTTCACGATCCCGGGTGATACCGCGAGCAACACGCTCGGCGGCGATCACCGGCTATTCACCGGCGTGTTTCAGGTGAGCGTTATTGCGCCGGCCGGTACCGGGAAAACAAAGACGAACCCGATCGTCGAGGATCTGACGAACCTGTTTCCTCTGTACGCTCGGGACACGAAAGGGGCTGTGACTGTGGTGACTATGTCGCCAGTTGACCAGGGCCCAGGCATCACTGGCGACTCCGCGTACACCGTCCCGGTCTCGTTCACCTATCGAGCCGACACCAACTAATTCGCGCCCATTGGGCAAAACCACGAACCCGCTATCGAGCGGGTTTTTTCATATCTGCAAAGAGGAAATACCCATGGGCTACAAGATCCCGAACGGCGGCACTTTCCAGCATGCTGCAACCTATGCTACTGCACTGGCGTTCGCCTCCATTACCAACGCCACTGAAGCTGTGGCCACCGTTGTGGGCGGCACGCTGAGCGCCGGCGATATCGTGTTGCTGACTTCGGGCTGGAGCAAGCTGGACAGTAAGGTGGTTCGAGTGAAGGCAGCGACCGCCACGGCAATCACGCTGGAAGGCATCGACACCACTGACACGCAGATCTTTCCGGCCGGCGGCGGCGCGGGCACCATGCGCAAGGTTCTGACCTGGGTGCAAATTCCGCAAATCTCCGACGTCGCCTTCTCCGGCGGTGAACAGAACTACCTCGACGTGGTTTTCCTCGAGGATGACCAGGGCAAGCAAATTCCGACCGACAAATCGGCGGCCAGCATGGTGCTGACCCTGGCGGATGACCCGGCGCAGGACTTCAACAAGGTGCTGATGAAGGCTGATGCCGGCAAACAGGTCGAAGCTGCGCGCCTGAACCTGCCGGGCAATGACACGCTTCTCTACGGCGCTTACACGTCGTTCTCCAAGCAGCCGGCAGTTTCCCGCAACAACCTGCTGACCCGCACCGTGAACCTCGCGCTGCAAGCAGAGCCGACCCGTTACCTGACTGCGGTGGTGTAACCCATGGCAAAAATCCGCATTGCCCAGAACCCGACGTTCAAGGCCATGGTGCTGATCCCAATCGTTGCCAGCGAACCTGAAAAGATCGAGTTCACGTTCAAGTATCGCGACCGGCTGGAGCTGGCCGCGCTTTTCGATGAGTGGAACCAGAATCGCAAGGAGGCCATGGCTGCGCTCGGAGATCAACCATCGCTCTCTGAAGTGGTCGCTGCAGACGCACTCCAGCAGGTTCAGCAGATCAAGGATCTGGTAGCTGGCTGGGCCTTCGACGACAAGTTCGATGAGAAGAGCATCACCGCACTGGTGAGGTCGTGCCAAGGCTCAACCGAAGCAGTGGTTGAGGCCTATCAAAGCGCCTACAACCAGGCCCGCCTGGGAAACTGACCGACGCCGCGCGCGCCCTATATGCGCCCGCGGCACCGGTTGAGTTGATGAGCATGTTCGGCCTCGCACCGGGCGATCTGGAAGAGGAAACAGAGGTCTGGCCATGCAACTGGCCGGCCTTCCTATTGTTCAACCGAATGTCCACGCAGTGGCGGGTCGGCGCCGGGGGCGCCATCGGCCTCGATTACAACTGCATTCGAGACGTCGCCGGCTTCCTCGGCATCAAGAGAAAGAAACTCGCTGAAATCTTTCCTGACCTGCAGGTGCTGGAAGGCGAAGCCCTGCGCGTCATGGCGGAGGAAAGGGAAAACAGCTCGTAATCACGGGCACTTATTCAAGGTGAGTCGATGAACATTGCAGAACTCGGCGTCAAGATCGACTCGGCCGATGCAATCGAGGCCAAAACGAGCCTTGATGAAATGGCGAAGGCCGGCGGCCGGGCCGAGCAGTCTGCCGTTTCGCTGATGAACGAAATGCAGGCGCTGGAGAAGTCGCTCTCTACCAGTGCCAAGACCACGCAGGACCTTGCCAAGCAGCGCGATGCGCTGGCGAAGCTGACCAAAACCGGCGCCTATGGCGAGGCTGAGGCCGCGAAGATCTCGGCGCAGCTCGACAAGCAACAGGTCGCACTGGCCAAGTCGGCCATGGATGAGCAGAAGGCGCTGAACAGTCTGATGGGCACCATTGACCCGGCCCGCGCCGCACTGGCGAAGCTGGATACCCAGGTCGAGCAACTGGGCAAGCATCTGGATGCCGGCCGGATCAGCCAGGACGAGTACAACACCGCCCTGAGCAAGATCGACAAGGATTACGACAAGCTCAACAAAACCACCACCGGTTTCGACAAGCTGCGCCTCGGTACACGCCAGGCACAGGAAAACGTCGTTCAGTTGGGGAATGCGCTGTCCTCGGGAGACTGGGGAAGTGGCGTACGTGCGGTTGCGCAATTGGGCGCCGGTGCAGGCGCGGGCGCAGCGGGACTGCTCGCCATTCTCGGCCCGCTCGCGCTTGCCACCGCCGCCGTAGGTGGTCTGGCGTATGCTTTCTACAAGGGAAGCGAGGAACAGGACAGCTACAACAAAGCGCTGATCCTGACCGGCAACTACGCCGGTGTGAGCGCCGGGCAATTGGGCGACATGGCCCGCCAGGTCAGCGCAACCGTTGGCACCACTGGCCAAGCCGCAGCCGTGCTCGCTCTGCTGGCCGACAACGGCAAGATCGCCGGCGAAAGCTTCACCGGAATCACCCAGGCTGCCGTGTCGATGCAGGAGGCGACTGGCAAGGCCGTAAGCGAGACCGTAGCCGAGTTCGCCAAGCTCGCCGACGACCCGGTCAAGGCGTCCGCTGCGCTGAATGAGCAATACCACTACCTGACCGCGTCGGTTTACTCGCAGATCGCCGCGCTGGAAAAGCAGGGCGACCACGCCGGCGCTGTGAAACTGGCGACCGAGCAGTATGCCGACGCGATCAACGAGCGAACCCCGCGAATTCTGGAGAACCTGAGTTTCTGGGAGAAAGGTTACAACGCCGTTGCGCGAGCGGCGGACAACTTGAAGAACCTTGGCCGGCCGGATATCAACGCCGATATCGAGCAGGCTCGGCGCAATCTGGAATCGGCCCAGTCTGGCAATGTTGGTCTGTTCCAGAACAAGCAGGAGATGATTGAGCTCTACCAGAATCGTCTGAACATGCTTGAGGACCAGAAGGCTGCGGAAGCTGACATCGCCAAATGGGAAGGGGAGCAGGCCAAAGCCCAGGGTGATGCGGTCTCGTCGATGGCGAAAATCGACGCCCTGACCAAGTCGGCGTGGACGAATGAGCAGAAGCGCACCGAGGCACTCAAGGATTACAAAAAACAGCTCGACGACATCCGCAAGGTTTCGCCGAACGACCCGCGCCTGGCCCAGGCTGCGGTCGATAAAAACATCTCCAACATCAACGCCAAGTTTAAGGATCCCAAAGCTGCCGGCACGCAGGTCGACCTGACCAGCTTCAACGACGCCAAGAACGAGCTGGCGGCGATCACCGACACCTACAAGAACTACCAGAAGGAACTGGATGCGGCTCAAAAGGCCGGCCTGCTGTCTGAGGAAGACTATCTGCTGCGGCGCCAGGCTCTGATCGGCAATCAGCTCGACCAAACCACGGCAGCATACGAGGCTGAGATTGCCGCACTGGAAGCGGCCAAGAGCAAGAAGTCCACGTCGGCTGCGCAAAGCATCCAGCTGGACCAGAAGATCGCCGACGCCCGGGCCAACATGGTCAAGGCGCAGCAGGAGTCCGAAAGCGAGCTGGCGGTGATCGCGACCAATGAGCAGGGCCGACTTAAGAAGCAGGAACTGGCCATAAAGTCGTACACCGATGCTCTTGACCAGCAGAACGCGGCATTGCAGCGGGCGGGGAGCCGGGCGGCCCAAGGCGTGGGCCAGAGTGACCGCCAGAACGCCATCAACAGCGACCTGAACGGAATATCTGACCGCGCTAACCAGCAGCGCCTGGACCTGGCCCGCGACAAGGCCGATGCATCAAGGAACATGAGCGCCGAGGAGTATCAGGCCAAGCTTGAGGCGATCAACCGAAGCGAGCGCGACCTGACGCAGACCACGCTCAGCAACTACGAGCAGATGTCCGTGGCGCAAAGCGACTGGCGCAACGGCGCCACTTCGGCCTTCAGCAACTACCTCGACTCGGCGCGGGATGTAGCCGGGCAAACCCGCAGCCTGTTCACCAACGCCTTCAGCTCCATGGAGGATGCGGTGGCCAACTTCGCCATCACCGGCAAGTTTTCGTTTTCGGACTTCACGAAGTCGATCCTTGCTGATATGGCTCGGATTGCTACGCGGCAGGCGGCGTCTGGCTTACTGTCGAGCCTGGCCGGTAGCGCGCTTGGCGCATACTTCGGTGGCGGTGCGGCTGCTGGCGCTACCAGCTTCGGCTCTGACATTGGCGGCGCTATCACCGCCAACGCCAAGGGCGGCGTGTACGACTCGCCAAGCCTGTCGAGTTTCAGCAACCAGGTACACGACAAGCCGCAGATGTTCGCCTTCGCCAAGGGGGCTGGCATCTTCGCCGAGGCCGGGCCGGAGGCAATCATGCCGCTGACCAGGACGGCCGGCGGCGAACTTGGTGTCCGTGCGCTGGGTGGCGGTGGTGGCGGGGCGGGCGGTGGCAATACCTTCAACTTCCCAGTATCGGTTTCCGTGCAAACGGCTGGTGACGGCAGCGCGCCGACGCAGGAAGACACCACTCAACTGGGCAAGGGCATTCAGCAGGCAGCGAAGACCGAGGCGGAAACCGCAATTGCCAAGGGTCTTCAGCCTGGCGGCTCAATCTGGCGAGTCATCAACGGGAGGTAACCATGGCGATCGAGACATTCACTTGGGCCACCCAGCACGGGGAGGCACCCGATATCAAGTATCGGGTGCGTACCTCGCAATTCGGGGATGGCTACAAGCAGGAGGTCGGGGACGGTATCAACAACAAGGTCGATGCCTACCCGATCACCCATACCGGCAACACATCGGCGGCGGCGGCCATTATGGCGTTCTTCGACCGCCACCAGGGCGCCAAGGCGTTCCTGTGGACAACCCCGATGGGACAGCTTGGCCTGTTCACCTGCAAGAACCCAACCCCTACGCCCATGGGCGGGGGCGTATTCAAAGTGACAGCGACGTTCGAGCGCGCTTTCCACCCGTAAAGGTCAATCCATGTCGCTGATCAATGCTATCCAGACTCTTGAGCCTGGCAATGAAGTCATGCTGTTTGAGCTGGACGGCAGCGACTACGGCGCCGATGTGCTGCGCTTCCATGGCCATGCGATCCCGCACACGCCTGCCGAGCTGATCGCCGCCGGCGTCGACGCCGACCAGCTACCGGCCAAGTCGATCTGGTGGAAAGGCGAAGAGTACGGCGCCTGGCCCATGCAGTACGAGGGCAGCGAGGCTAACGGCGACGGCACGGCAGTACGACCGAAATTGTCAGTCGGCAACGTCAACGGGCGCATCACGGCGCTCTGTCTGGCTTTCGAGGATCTGCTCGAGTTCAAGCTGACGATGCGCCACACGCTGGGCACCTACCTCGACGCGGCGAACTTCCCCGCCGGCAACCCGACAGCCGACCCCACC